GAGCAAATATCTGGGCGAACGCGTCCTCAACCAGTTTTGGGTTGTCGGCCATAAGCGGCGAGATCTCTACATGAGTCCAGTCGGCACCGGGTGTGCCTCCGTTGCGTGTTGGGGTCCAAGCCTTCCAAGCGTCACGGTCGCATCGGTACCCAGCGCCAAACTTGGTGAGGTTCGGTAGTGGGCATCCTGTGCCGTCGTAAGCGTGGATTTCTTCAATGCCTAAAAGGTCGCGGTGCTGAAACAGGAATTCGACTAAAGCTTTGCGTTGGGCCTTGGTGCCTTTGAGGTCAGTTGCTCGCCATGTCGCGTGGACGGACAGCTGCGGTCCCGAACGCATTGGTCGGTTCGCATAGATCCCAATGTTCTTGACGCCAAACAAGTACTCGCAAAACTCAACAAATCGTTTTGTGCCGGCGCGCGGTGTCGGATGGTTGCCGTCGGTGCTACCTGTGTACGGTCTAATTGTCATCTTTGTCCCCTTTGTCTTTGAGGCCGTTACTGGCGAGGATTCCTGATAGTGCTCCAGTGAGAAACAACATCATTGGGCTAAGTAGCGACCAGGCTGATTCATCGTTAGGTGACACGTCTAATGGCTGTACAACAAACAGCAAGCCGTAAAGCAGAGCTGCAGTTGAACCTAGAAAAGCAACGGCTAAAGCAATACCGACGATGAGGATGAGTCGTGCTTTGATTTCGGAGTTAGTGAGTCTTTTCATTGGTCGCACCTTGTGGCTGTTGGTTTAGTTTCGCAGTTGTCTCGAGTGCGGTCATTGCATCCAGTCACGACAAACATGAGGACGACGGCGAGAGCTGCGATCACGGCGAGAGTTTTCATGGTCTCGGCGGATCTGGTAGGTCGGCTTCGTTGCTTGGTGTCCATGTCGCCATGAAGTCACGCAATGACTGACGATACGCGGCCCATTCTGCGGAGTATTCCGGGGTGAGTGGGTTGTTCGGGATCTGTGTCCAATCTGAATTAGACAACTCATACTTGATGACAGACCTACAGTTTATTGTCTGTTCCTCTGCGGTATCTCCGCCAATATAAACGATCATATTGGGCCTACATCCTCTACACATAGTTTGGCTTGGTTTGTTGATGAACGGTTTGCGGATCCAGTACCTGCAGAACTTTGAAGTGTTGCCACTAAAACTACAGAACCAGCCGAAAAAGTTGTAAAACCAACAAGACAACCGCTTTGTTGTTGCAACCCTGTGTTGTACACAATGCCTGTTTGCTGAACTGCACCCGCAAGGTTTGTAAGACGAATTCGCATTGTCATTGCAGCCGCGACAGACGAACCAAAACCGGGTTCATAGTAAGTAAGACGATAGAGACGGTTTGCAACTGCGGTAAACGATGCCAAGGTAATTTGTATTTCCTCGGCTGTAATAGATGCGTCAGTGCTAGTGGATTCGTTATAGGCCATGACGCCACGAGGAAAACGGTTCTGCTGTGCAGCTGTAAGCACTGCGCCTGACGAAAAGTCTGTGTTTGGGTTAACTGCCATAATTCTCCTTTACCAGCCAAGTCGACTGGTATCTAAAATTCCTAAAGTGGACGAATCAAGTGTAAAAAACGAATAATAGTTGAGTGGACTAAAAAACAATGTAAAAGAAGTTTGCGATGGAGTGATGTTAATTTGCCAACCTTCTCGCACCACTTGAACAGTTGTATCTGAAACGTCACCGGGCACTCGATAAGCGAGCGAATAAATGAGATAAATAGTTTGAAAAAACGTAGATTCAAAATTATCAAGCGCCGTTGAATTTTGCATTTTGTCGGTAAAAGTAATAACAAACCGCAACGATGCAGGGTCAGAAAAAGTGTTTGAAATCCAATCGGCGTTGCCTGTGGCTTGAGTTGTGTTGTAATCAACCGTTGACGAACCATAAAAGGTAGGTCCATACGCTGAAACGGAAGCCGAGTTTGTCTCGGTTACTGGAGACAAACCTAAAGGTGAAATTGTTGCTGTGTTAATAAACGACGATCCGTTTTGGATTCGATCAAAAGAACTGTAAGCAATAACTGTTGAAGATGTTGTACGACCAAACGAAAACGAGGTCACAGCAGAATAAAGGTTGCTTCGAGGCATTGGCGCAATAGTGCTGTTAAAAGGTGCTGAAGTACCAGCGGTAGTGGTAATCACTCCACGTTCTGTTGCGTTAATTAAGTTGATTTGATTGAGGACAGTTCCCGTGTATGTCTGAGCTGAGGCGATTGAATCTCCACCACCTAAAGTTGCTGACACGACAATATCGGTGGGCAAGACGTTGCCTGTGTCAAATTGTTGTAACTGATTTATAGTGTTGGCTTGTGTCAAACCAAAAGCCGTTGCTTGAATTCTGCCTGATCTACCTAAAGCATCTACTGCAAAGATTGTTGCTGTAGATAATCCTGTATTGCCGGGGTGGTCGTTGAAATCTATGTTTTGGACATAAAAGATTTGTTTAAAAGCGGCGCTTGAGTTGTAATTGACCAATATTTTGGTATTAAACGCAAAATTGTTTGCATAGTTTGCGTTGTTGTTTATTGTTATTGCAATTGATCCACCAGCGTAATTGTCTAAGTAACTTTCTCGTCCTTGTTTAATGTTTGCTGAGAGGACGTAACTATTAAAATTAGTTGTTCCGTTAAGTAGGAATGTCCAGTCAGTAGTTGGCATTACATGGCTCGAGTGTTCACGGGCACTGGGCCTGACTGATAAACATACTGCTGGAGGGCTCTGACAATGCTGTTAGGGTCTCCGCCGTTGACATTGACCGTGATATTGGCTCCGCCACCGAAACCGCCGTTTGGTGTGATGTTCCCAGACGACGACGGTGTGAACAGTTCAGGACCACGCTCACCGACAAGATAAGTTCCTCCACCCATCACAGGACCACCGCTTGCTCGAGTGCCTGAAATACCAGCAAGCGTTAAAGCGTCAAACTCGCTTAGACCGCCGAACTCGGCACCCCGGGCAAGATACCTTGCGTACTCAAGCGCAGCTGCTGAACCCTGAGTTTTGAACCTAAACAAGATTTCCTTGGACGAGATGCCGTCCATTGTTCCCGATATCCCAGCAAGGACGCCTGCATAACTAGCGAGCTTGGCTTCGTAGTCATCAATGTCGGTTTGGGCACCTGTGCCGAACGCTTTAGCAGCTGCGGCTTCAAGTTCGGCTAGATCAGTCTTAGCGTTGTCGAGTGCAACTTCCCGATCTAATGTTCCGGTCAGGTTCTGCCATGCGGTATCAGCGTTAACGATTGCGACACTGGCGTTACTTGCCGAGGTCGCCAAATTGTCTAATGGTGTTTTAGCGTTTTGGATTGCTGTCTTAAACGCTCCAGCGTTAATACGACCTTCGTTTATAACACCAGCCAACTCGCTTAACTGTTCTTCGGCTTGCGTTCCGTTACCAACAATGTCTTTAAAAAATTCAGTAACGACTGCATCAAATTCTAAAGCCTTAGTTGCTCCGTTAGCCAACATCGTTGTTAATGGAATTAGTCGTTGACCAGACTTAACTTGCAGATCATCAACCGAGTCACCAAGATTGTCCATAGCGGCGCGGTACTCTCGAGCCATTCGCAGTTCTTCTTCAGAAATAACCTTTTGTTCTGATACCGCCGTTAGCGAAGCGTTCAGATCGTCTGCACCCATCTCAATAAGTTCCGCCATGGACTGCCAGCCCTTACCGAGAAGCTGAGCCGCAACCCTTGCTTTTTCTGCTGGGTCCTTAATCTTTTTCAGTCGGTCAATCGTGTTAAGAAAAGTTTCGTTGACGTCTAACGAACCGTCTTTTAAATAAACAAGGTCTACGCCAAGATTGCGAACCTTGTCAGGGTCGGCACCGATTGTCTTATTGAGACGACCGATAGCACCTTCAACGGCGTCAATTGGAATTCCGATATCGCCAGCCGCTTCGATATAGCGTGACGCGTCCTCAACAGCCAAACCAGTCGCATCAGCGAATTTGCCCGCTGATATTGCCATGTTTTGAAACGCTGTGATTCCATCAGCGACAAACTTGCCGACTGCGGCACCAGCTGCAACAGCAAACGTAGAAGCATTAGCGGCAACAGCATCTAAAGCGACTTTTGACCCAGCTTTAAATTTGCCCATGCCACCTTCGGCTTGACCGACAGCAGCTTTGAAGTCGTTGAAAGCAGCTTTAGCGTTTTTAATGCCCGTATCTTCAAGACTGGTAATGATCGGAATGTTGATTGCCATTAGCGAATCCTTGCCATCTCTTGGTTTGCTTTGAGAACCACGGCCCTAATCGTGGAATCCATTTCTCGTTCAATCATAGACATTGAATCCGCGGCTTTAGCCCACATGAAACGCGACGGCTGACCGGGTAACAAACTGGCAAACATCGGACGCCGATATTTAGTTTCACGCTTAGACGACGATCCTCCAGCCCTACCAGCCATGTCTACAATCGCCACAGGCGCGCCCTTAGTCGTAATACGAACAATGTTGACAGGGACACTCATACGGGGCTCGTTGAGGTTCCTGCGGGGCTTACGGCTGTCAATCTTGATGACCGAGTTCTTGCGGTTACTCCACCCGGTACGACCGTTGTGAGCCATTCCCGACAGCGGAGGCGACGACGGAATCGACTGGTTAATTTCAGCCAGCAACGGTTTCAAAATATTGCGAATGTCTTTGTTCAATTCACGCTTTAAAGCAGGGTTGATTTTGCCAAGTTCTCTCAGCGTTTCGCCCACTCCTTTCACCTGAATTGTCATCGCTTGCTCTCGTTCTGTTCAATAATCAACCTGACCATTTCGTCAATGATCTGGGCTGGTGTTTCCATCAGATCCAACGGACTGATGCCTGTACGAACAGCGAGCTGCGCGATCAGGTTTGTGGCTCTTCCTGCGGGCCCTGTTTGGCTTTTGGGAGAAACGTAATATCCATGACGTTCTCAACCCAAGTGCTAAACAACGGAACCACAATCTTCTTGGTTCGTAACGCATCCCAAGCCAACCATGCGAGAGGCTTGAACTTCATGTCTTCTAAAAAACGGCCCACGGAGAGCGTGGGGTGGTGATCTTCCCACCTACACGCAACTCCGTAAGTGATCGGTGCTTCGAATGTTTCACCGTCAACCATTTCTACTTTTAATGTCATGCCAATCATGTCGGGGTCCTTTGGTTAGTTGTTGATTACGGGCTGGTGACGTCGCGCACCCAAGTGCCGCCGACATAACTTACGCTGACCTGGCTCAATTCTCCCACGGTCGTGACGATCGGCGTAAACGAAGCCAACATGGCATTACTGATCGTGTATTCGGGGTTACTGGCGGACTCGGTTGTGCCTGCTGGTGAGATGACCAGAGTGGTGGTGCCGTCGCCGACCTGATCAAACAGGGTGGCTTCAATTTCGCCTGTCCCGTAGTTCATGAACATCGTCAAGGTGACGTTCACCATTTGGAGGCCTGACACGAAGCGGTGCCCGGTATCGCCGAAGGTCGTGGATTCGAGTGAGTCGTAACCGATCTCAAGCGAGGCCGCAGAGGTGTTCTGCGTGACATCCACTCCACCGATGGTGACGGTTGGGTTGGACAGGTAAACGGTTTTTGTTGTGGGCATGGTTTTTCCTTTATGGGATGCGCTTGGAAGCGATTCTGATAGTTAGGTCGTATGCGGGTAATTCTTGTGAACCGATTTGTGCAAGCGACGGTGAGCCACTTACAACGGCGATCGGGCTGTTCATAATTGTGTCCACGACGCCGAGGATGTAGTTCGCCGAGTCGCTATTGCCGGGTGGCGCGCCGAGGATTCGGAGATCAACTGTGATGTCTGCGATTTGGTTGTTGAAACAAGTGAACGTCGGTAGTTCCACGAACACGGTGAGCGGTCGTGCGTTGCGCGGATCGGTGACAGGCTTGAGTCCCAACGCTGTAAGCGACGCTGACACGGTGTCAACGGTATCCGTGAAGATGCCTGCCATTTCATGCACACTGCGATCGTTTAATGCCGAGCAACTGGTTAACTCGACCCAAGGTCATCAACGGTGGTCCTGTCATGTCACCAAACGACGCGTATGAGTCGCCAGTGGTCCCGCGTTCACGGTAGAGCCCTGCGGCGTAAAGCGTGGTTCCCAACAGCACTGAACTGTCAGGGACGGTCGTAAGACTGTCGTGGTAACCAGCCTGCACGCGACGCCTGAAACACCAAGCGTTCGCAGCTGCGACACAAGTCGTTAGGAACGCGGTGTCATTTGCCGTGGCCGACGAGATCCCAAGAAACTCTGTCACCGGGGCAGTTGATGACAACCAAGTGCAGGACTGGGTCCAAGTTACTGTTCCAGTCGCTGAAGCTCTTTGATAGTTATCGAAGTTTGATTTGACAAGTAGTTGATTCGTGATGGTGACTTCGTAATCAAATATGAAGTCACCTTCAACACTGACACCAACAAACCCAAAAGTAGGGACAGCCTGAACGATGTAAGTCGCATCAAAATTGTTTCCTACTCCTGCAACAACGATCGTTTGACCGATCGTGATGTCGGTTGCCTCAAGAGTCTGGATCACGGCGTAGTCGTCTACACGTTGTGCGTGCGTGACGGTGAATACGGCCATGATTCAGATCCTCTCGAAGTTTCCGTCTATCAGACGAAAGCAGCCTTGATGGTGAGGGTGGGGTCAATGACCTTGGATGCCCAGTAGCCACGGAACGCGATTTGGCGTGAAAGCTGTGAGGGCATTTCAACGGAAATTGCACCCTTCGCCATTTCGTAGTTTTCGAGTGCACGGGGGTCAAGGATGGTCATGCCAGCCGAGGTCAAGTTGCGGTCAACGACGACGCGCAAACCGAAAGCAAACGCGCCCTGTGTCGAAGCGACATTGAGCGAACCGTATGCGTTCATTGGGCCCACCTGTGGGAACAACGGACGGTCAGCAGTATCGGACAAACTGCCCATCAACTTCCAGACGTTCGGTGACACAGCCAAGATGGACGGCAAGTTGCCATTTGAACCAGTCAAGATGTCAGCAGCTGCGGTGTACATCCACTCAACCCAGTAAGCCGGGTCAGCAATTGATGCGTTAGCAAAGTTGTTGCTGTTGGTGGTGCCAGTCTGCAATTCGCTACA